ATGAATGATACGGAAGCAATATTAGGTCTGTTAAAAAGACTGTGTGGCGAAGTAGAAGAGTTGCGTCTTGAAGTCGCGGATCGTAATTCAAAGAAGAAGAATTATACCATGAATGAGGCTTGCAAATTTTTGCGTATAAGTCGTACTACCATGTATAACCGGATGTCCATGGGGGAGTTCCCTTGGGCTGTAAAACGTGGTAAAAGCTATCTGTTCCCATTTGAAAAATTAAAAAAATATGCAGGCAATCAGATTTAATATCTGGCATGCGCATATATCTGAATAAACCAATTTTGTTCCGCTCCTGTGAAGTGCCCGGTTCATTTTTTTAAAGATGAGTATCGTGTTTAAAAACCGAGGCGTTTTTTCTCGACAAGGAAAGCTCCTCATCAGTGTACGGTTCGTGAGAATAGTCCACTTTCTTAAATAGGCAATTCAATTTATTCAATAACATTTAAAACTAAAAATTATGGCAATGCACACATTTTTCGAAGTTCGTGTCCGTTACGAAAAAGTGATGGAGACCGGTACCAATAAACAGGTTACCGAACCTTATTTGATCGACGCGTTAAGTTTTACGGAAGCGGAAGCCCGTATTATTGAAGAAATGAAGCCTTTTATTTCCGGAGAATTCAAGGTGAAGGCTGTAAAACAGGCAAATTATAGTGAACTGTTTTTTAGCAATGATAAGAATGCGGACATTTGGTATAAGGCGAAATTAGCTTTCGTTACGTTAGACGAAAAAAGCGGTGCGGAGAAGAAGACCTATACCAATATTCTTATCCAGGCACTTGATTTGCGCAATGCGATTAAGAGATTGGATGAAGGAATGAAAGGAACCATGGCAGATTACAAAATCGTGTCCATATCCGAAACAAAGATAATGGATGTATATCTGTATACTCCAGACAAAGAACAATGATGAATAAGCGAACAAAGGTGTTTATAACATTAATTGCAGCCATTACAGTGATTGGTGGCTGCATTTACTCCGGCAGAGTTGAGTATAACGATGACGTATTATCTGGCATGAGTGCGGATAAGTATCAGTATATCCATGATCGATTAGGTGATCGTGCCTCTCAAGAAGATGTAGTTAAAGAATATATGATTAATCAAAAATATTATGATTCAATTTTAAACGAATAAGATGGAACTAAAAGATTTTAAAATACCGCCCGAATGCTCCCGTATATCAATAAAAGCGGAAGGCCGGGCATTGACGATTTTGTTTGAGCCTGAAAATCCGAACATTTTCTTTTGTCAGGAAACGGGCCGTACCGAGGAGGAACCGAGAGTGGGGCAGTTGGCTGTTTTGTGGGATGAACTGCATAATGATGCTATAATATCGAGAGTGTCCGATATTGACTATAAAGAATTTATCTACATGGCAAGTAACGGAATGTGGTATAGAAACGCTGCTCGTTTCCGGGATGAAGAGCAATATAATAAGATACTTTTTGCAAACGATGATAAGAAAACTGAAATCCAAAAAGAATGATTTAAAAACAAAGCTGGATACTGTATTTAGTCGATATATCCGCTTGCGTGATGTCCGACCGGACGGAACGTTTACCTGTATTTCATGTAATAAGGTTCTCCCCTACAATCAGTCTGATTGTGGACACTATATCAACAGAAAACACATGAGTACCCGTTTTAGTGAAAAAAACTGTAATGCGCAGTGTCGCTCATGCAACAGGTATGATGAAGGTAATATCCAGGGTTATCGTCGTGGTCTTATTGCTAAATACGGAGAATCTACTGTGGTTTTATTAGAGTCTATGAAGAATCAGGTTAATAAGATTTCTGATTATGAATACGAGGCAATGATTGACCATTACCGGAAAGAGGTTAAACGTCTGAAAAAAGAGAAAGGGATAAAATGATGAAACAGGAGATGTATAAGAAAGTCAAATGTGATTGTCGTGATTGTGAAAATTCCGGTCCCGTAGAAAATTTCATGGTGACTTGTTCCAGGTCGGATAAATGGAAAAAAGCTATAGGGACAAGAATGTGTGGCTATTTTAAAAAGAAAAATGTTCGACAAGATAATAATGAAAGCGACGGTTGATCCTGCGGATATTGATACTATTGTGCTTCGAAATTATCTTGAACAATGTACTGAAGGTGACGAAGTTTTCTATAAATCTACGGCCTATGCAAATTTGGATGGCTGCTTTATAGAACTTCGAGGTAATAGATTAAAATGTAAATGTTCTATATGCAAACTGTATAGCAAGGGGAAAAACGGCAAACTGGATAATAGTCGTCCAATGACATTCGCAATGGCTGTCCGGACAATAAAGGAGCTTTTGCTAAGGTTGTGTGTAAGAATAGAAAATGCTGTAGTAACCTATTATGAAATAGGTATTACTATGAAGATGGCTTACTCTGCCGATCGGTACATTAGACAAGTATTGGAGGTATCGGATCGCATACTTTGGAATGATGCAAATTTCCCGGAGTATAGGCAAAAGACTACCGAGAAAAGCAAGTATTATCGGAAGGTTATGAAGATTTATGATAAATCCTTCGAGGCGGAATCAAAAGGAAGACGTGTCGGGGATAATATCCTGCGTATCGAAACCGTTTATCGTCATCAATCTGTATCAATGCTTGAATTTACTGATTACTTCTTCCTATCTAAGATGGGACGAATATTCTACAAGGATTGGTCAGAGATATGCTTTGCGAGAGAATTATCTGCGATTAAGGGTGTGAAAATATCCCAGCTTGAAAAGGCGAGGGAGATCCATAGATTGGGAGTCACCAGATATAAAGAGCGTTATAAGCAAATGTTTTTAGATGGAAAGTTGACTAAAAAACAATGGGAGACTATCCGGAATTTTGCTAACGGTTGGCCGATTGAACGCGAAAAATATGTGGAAGAGATCGGAGAATTAGAACGCGAATTTAAAGATCGTCTTCTCTCTAATTTCCAAATAGGGATTTTTACACCCGTTTGCAGAAAAATGTAACGGTCTGATTATCAATATTTTATGTGAAACAGGAAAAGCACTATACGGTGCGTGAATAAAGCGCTGATTATCAGATAGATAAGAAAATAAAGAATCAAAATTAACAATTTACGGCAACTTGTCCTATACTGCCCGCAGGGTAGTTGGGTAACAACTTAAAAGGGCAGTTTGCTTTAAAAAGAAAAAAGCTATGACGTATAAAGCTTTAGGCGTAATTATCGCGGTAATGCCTACCGCACATGGAACAACAAGAAACGGGAAAGATTGGGAAAAGCAAGAATGTGTATTGGAAATGTCGGATAAGTATCACACAAAGATGAAGTTTTCCGTTTATTCTTGGGATGGCCCTATCGAAGATCCTCTTAAAACAGGAGATAGTGTTGAAATATCCTTTATGGTAGAGGCGAGAGAGGCAAAAGGGAATTGGTTTAATGAGGTGAAAGCTTATAATATAGAACGTAAGTAATGTAGCCTCTAGTTGATATGAATGATAAGGAATAGCTATTTCAAAAGTAGTGAAGAATCAGATTAGTTATGAGAATACTCCTAAACCTCCTCCTTCTCCTCGGAGTGAACATCTTATTTTACCTGGTGGTGTATGCGATAGCGAACCACCTGATGGATAACATCAATTAAGACTAGATAAAAATGAAATTAGTTCATGGCAGTTTATTCAGCGGCTTTGATGCCCCAAGTATTGCAGCTTCATGGATGGGCTGGAAAAATGCCTTTCACTGTGAGATAAACCCTTTTTGCAACGAGATACTAAAATATTGGTTTCCTAATTCAGAACATTATGAAGATATTACAAAAACAGACTTTAGTCAATGGAAAGGAAGAATCGATGTCCTCACAGGCGGATTTCCTTGCCAGCCTTTCTCCCTCGCAGGTCAGAGAAAGGGAGCGGATGATAACCGCTACCTCTGGCCGCACATGCTCCGTGCTATACGAGAAATCCGACCCGCTTGGGTTATTGGTGAAAACGTTGCTGGAATCCTCACGATGGTTCAGCCCGGCAAGGAGACTGAAGTGGGAAGCCAAACCTCTCTTTTCGGAGAAGATAACCGAAAAAGAATATTGCTACGACAAGAGTATGTTGTCGAAACCATCTGTAAAGACCTTGAGCGAGAAGGATATTCCGTCCAACCGTTGCTTATTCCGGCTTGTGCCGTCGGAGCGCCCCATAGAAGAGACAGGGTGTGGGTTATTGCCCACCGTACAGACTCAAGGACTGAAGATGTGCGACGAGAACGGGAAGACAAGGTTTTATCCGATGGAATTGCTCCCGACACCAATGGCTACGGATATTTATCATCCGGAACATGTGAGGAATCTGAAAGATGCAGGTGCGGAAACGATGGCGAGTCGGAAAAACGGAAGCAATCGCCCGAATGGTCTAATGGACTTCATGGATTTCTACGGAATGCTTCCTACCCCCAATGCCCGGGAAGCGGACGAATACAGCAAAAAGTACAATCCAAAAAGCCAAATGGGTACTGCATTGACAGCAATGGCAGTAAACGGAATGTTGCCGACTCCTACAAATTCAATGGTGACTTACCAGGATTTCATTCAGGCAGGATATCACAGTTCGAAGCGTCCGGATTACGGATTGATCCCGACACCTACTGCGAGTTCCCATCACAACGGATGCTGCAAGGAGAGAAAGGACGGTACAAGCAGAAAATCCGAACTGAATCATTACATAGCCGCTCAAACTGGCAAAACTTCCCAACTCAATCCCCTGTTTGTCGAGGAAATGATGGGCTTCCCTTTGATGTGGACAACCTTACCATTCCTTTCACAAAGTGGAGACAGGAATCAGTCAAAGGATACGGAAACGCCATAGTTCCGCAGGTGATTCTTGAAATTTTCAAAGCGATAGAAGAATTGGACAATTAATTAAACCTTGCAAGTTCTTGAAGAATTATCAAGGATTTGCGTAAAACAAGATAGACATGAGCAAATACAGTGAATACCATTACGCCTTTACCTCTACAGTAGCCCATCTGGGAGATAAATGTGGATATGGTTTTTAGAAAATAAAATTAATCAAATATAAACAAGAAGAAATGAGTGAAACTGAATGGAAAATGATTCCCGGTTACCCCAGATATGAGATGAATATCTCCACTCTCCAAGTAAGAGTAATAAAGAGTGGCAGGGTGTTGAGTACTCGTGGAGGAGCTGTGACAATTAGCCGCAATGCTAAGTATATTTGTTTAAGCCTTCCAAAACTTCTTTTTTTCGTAGACAGGAATATAGAGCCTTCCACTGATGCGGTAAGGGATGTTATAATGACAAATGAGAATGGTCGAATTGTTGTTTACGAAAAAAGTGAATATATGTCCCAGAAAATTCAAGAAGTATATGCCATTAAAAGAACTATTCCCGCCATTGAAGTATATACTAGAGCTAAGAAATATCTTGGTAAGGTTATAGATGCAATAGAGACAAATGATTATACCCTGATTCTTAATGAAATGTATAGTCATCTGCCTTTGCTAAAAAAAAGACTGGTAAAGAATGGGGTCGTACCTTATTCGGAAGTAGATGAACTATGTTATGCAGCCGTAGAACGTGTAATCGGTTATATAAAGCAAGGTACTATTGTATTTGAACCTTACAATTATTTGTATAGCACAGCTAAAGGAATGGCTTTTGACGCTCGTAAGGCAAAAAGAAAAACTGTCGAAATAATAAGAAAATTAGGATATGAAGAAAGAAGAGTTGTTTAATCTGTTTGGTATCGAAGATCTAAAGGATCTTCCTAGTGCTGTAATGAATCTGTTGGATGGGGATATTGATGCTAGAAACGAAGTTTACAAGGAGCTTATTCGAAAGAATAACGGAGATATGTCTTACGATTGGTTTCAAGAAATATATGAAACCGAATTGTCTGAACGCAAACAGAAAAAGCAGGATTTCACTCCGAATATTTTAGGAGTTCTTTGTTCAAATATTACAAGTCAATCCGGTTCTATCCATGAGCCCACGGCTGGGAATGGTTCTATGATAATATCCGACTGGTGGGAGCGTTGCAGAAAAAAGATACCATGGGAACATTTTCCATCACAGAATATGATAACATGTTGGGAGTTGTCTGCACGTTCGATACCCATTCTTTTACTTAACTTGTCAATTCGTGGTATGATGGGGTATGTTTATCATGGTGATGTTTTGACTAAGGAAGTAAAACAAAAGTATATTCTTCTCAATCGGAAAGATGATACTCTTGCTTTTTCGGAGATAATTAAAGCTAATGCTAATGACGAAATAATACAAAAAAATGAAATTGACTGATGTTTATGCCGAATGGTTGCCTATCAAGAAACGACAGGTTAAAGAATCTACACTATCCTGTTATCAATTGATATTTATCAATGTAATAAAGCCTAAATTCGGTAATGAAGATGTAGAAACATTGAATAAGAAGGTAGTGATGTCGTTCATTTATGAACTTCTTGATTCAGGTAGCAAATCAAAAAAATATTGTTCTGATATACTTATTGTCTTGAAGATGCTTATCCGTTTTGCATCCGACGAACTGGATATTATTGTTCCGGACACGTCTTGGAAAATAGTCTGGCCTACTAAAAATAAAATAGCTGCACCTAAATTAGAAAGATATACACCGGATGAATACAAGAAAATAGTGGACTATGTAATATCCAATCCTTCTCCTCGCAATCTCGGAGTGCTTCTTACCATTTGTACCGGGATGAGGATAGGTGAGGTTTGTGCACTTCAATGGAAAGATATTGATTTGGATAATAAGACGATCCATGTAAACAAAACAATGGAGCGTATATACATTCCTGACAATATCGGTACTGCAAGGAAAAAGACTAAGGTAGAGATTGGATCTCCGAAAACAACGTCTTCGGATAGATATATACCTATCCTTAAAGATATTCTTCCTGTAGTCAAAAGGTTCTCCGCTGTCTGCAATCCTGATTACTATGTATGTACTTGTGACGAAAAGTTTATCGAGCCTAGAAGCTTGCGTGTATATTACCAAACTTTTATTTTAGATAAAGTTAAATTGGATCATTGTATTAAGTTTCATGGTCTCCGGCACACCTTCGCCAGCACACTTATTGAGAATAAGGTTGATATCAAGACTGTTTCTACGATTTTGGGACATTCGGATATAAGCACTACTCTTAATGTATATGTTCACCCGTCTGATGAAGCCAAGAGGGATGCCGTGAACGTAGGGTTAAAAAGAATTTTCAGATAATCCATCCGCATTATCGTATGGTATTATCAGGAGAAGTAAAATATTAGAGGAACTTAAAAACGAAAAATGATCTAATCATGACTCGCAACCAATTCATCCATTACTCTTATCGACATAGCGAGATCATTATCTGGCATCAAAAGCACCCGGAAGTAGATATTGAATGTATGCTGATAGGGGTAGATTTTGACAATGAGCTATTTCATCTTGTTCCAATAGATCAGTATTTATATGAAGATAGATCGTATTGGCTTCCTTATACATCATGCGACAAACAGTTTAAGAAGCCTAAGATGAAAGTAGTAAGGAGTGATAGAACAATAGTAACTAAATAACTAAAATATCAAATTATGAAACCATTTGATTTAGAAAAAGCAAAAGCAGGTGCATCTATATGCACAAGAGACGGATCTAAAGCTAGAATTGTATGTTTTGACGCAAATAACAAAAGATTTCCTCTTGTTGCCCTAATTAAAGACTCTGACAATAGCGAGGAGTATCCTGTTCTTTATACTAAAGATGAAACAGTTTACAAATACGATTTATCAGATGGATTTGAAATGTTAGGCTGGGGGAATATGAAACGTAATCCTAAAGACGTTTTCGCTTGTATGATAGACAAAGTTTCTGGCAAAGGCGTATGGGAAAGTAATCCGTTTGTATTTGCTTACGAATTTGTGTTAGTTGACTAAGGGAGGAATAGCAATGAAAGATCATCAATTTGAAGAAATAGTATTTTGGCTATCGCTGATTGCTTGTTTGTTGGCTTATCATTCGGGTATAGGATGGTTAGTTGGCATTATAGCAGTAATAAGTGTAATGAACTGTATTTCTGCGATTGTAACAGCCTGGAAATATGCAAGGAGTGAACTAAAGAAAAAATACCTAATAGTCCGAACTATAAAAAGATGGTTTTGCCGTCATAGATGGGAGTTTATAAGAAAAGATAGCGTATGTTCCATGGATGAAAGTCATTGGTATAAAGTTTCAACTTATCAGTGTATAAAATGTGGAAAGATAAAAGTTGTTAGGCCTAATAAGACCAAAAGCAAAAGTGGTTACGCAGATAGATAAGATATTGGACTAATACGAATATAAAACAGCTTATGAAAGATAAGAGACAATTGAAGTTTGTAAGTATTCAATCCAAGGTGTCTCCGGAGACAGCAGAAAGGATTGATAGGATAGTTAATGAATATGGTTTTGGAAGCAGATATGAACTTATGCAGTATTTGCTCTCTGCATTCTTGAAGTACGCTGATAAGGAAATGGAGGAAAGCGACCAGCTGAATGAGTTTGCCAAGATATTTGAGGGCTATCAAAACAAGAAGACTCGGATAATAACCACAAGGCCGGGTGGAAATAGAAACCTGAAGCTCACTGAAAGTATAAACCTTTTCAGTGAGATTGGTCGGAGAGGTTATGTCTGCAAAAGGCTTGTAATTGCCGGAGAAAAGGAGAGTGTAACATCTAATTCAGAAAATGCGTTGCGATCAATCATAAGAAAGCTATTCCCGCGAATAGCCGGATATATAGAAAGTATAGGTAATGATATAGGAGAATCTAATTACATAAAGATTCTTGAATATATGATTGAACTTATTGCGGATGATGAGGCCGTCAAGTCGATAAGAAGAGATTTTGAAGCCTTAAAACAAAAGCCTGAATATGGTCGTGTCCCTGTTCGTTCGAAAATTGAAACACTTGATAAGTATGAGTAAGAATGTAGATTATAAAAAAATGATACAGTCTAAGAGATGGAAGGTATTAAGAAAGAAAAAGATAAATGCCAATCCAATATGTGAAGATTGTATGGAAAGAAATATTATTGAACCAGCAACAGAAGTGCATCACGTCATTCCGGCAGAAACAGCTTTAAGTGTAGATGAAATGGAAAGCTTGATGTTTGATTATGCAAATCTGCGATCACTATGTCAGGAATGTCATGCTAATGCGCATGCACTCCTCGGATCGAAGAAAAAGGAGAATGTCAGGGAGAATTGTCGTCGTGTTACAGAAAGGTTTGTAAAACGTTACCTTTAGTTAAAATAAATATATTTTAACTAGAGGGGGAGGTGTTTTTTTCTGACCCCTCAATCACTCAAATCCACTGCCCCTAAAGAGAGACATTTTTTGATTTTTGAAAAATGGCTGTGGGGGTAAGAAATTAGAAGAAAAAAACAATGTGTTCAATTAGCAAAAATAGGTATGCTTAAAATTTTTAACTTATGGAGAAAAACAAGGAATATGACAATAAAGTCAAGGCGTTAAAGCAGAGAATACAGAAGTTGTTGGCCGCAAAGGAAGAATATTCTCCGGAGTTTACCTATCAGGTAGAAATTACCGCTTCCGTTCTGATTATTTTTCGTGACGTGGCGAGACAGGTTTACGGAAAGAAAGTGTCTTTGGTGGAAAAAAGCAGGGAGGGAAATGACCGTTCAATAAAGAATCCGGATTATGATACTTACTGTATGGTAGCTAAAGCTGCGCAGGCTTCTTTAAAGTCACTAATGATGAATAAGGAAGTACGTCATGATAAGAAGGAGAGTGATAATGAGGAAACTGATGCTCTAACCAAGTTGATGGAAGGTTTGAAGGAGGATTAATGTGCTTGATGTATCTACCAGGGAATACAAGAATGATAAAGTTCAAGAATTGTTGTCCATTGATGTAGAACGTTATCAGTTGGATACTATAGATGACCGCCTGTTGTTGTATGTTGATGAGGTCAGGAATCATCCACAGGGGCATAATCTATACGAAATCTTATCTGTTATAAAGTTCTTTCGCCTGATGGATACATACGTTTTTCGTCCGTCCAAGGTGAAGAAGTTTGCCAAGCTGTACGAGAGTCTTAAGTTTTCCGGAATGGACGGTAGAAGATGTTACAGGTTGACCCCTATACAGTATTTTCAGTTTGCTTCCATATTGGGCTTTTACCGTTGGGAGGAGGTTGGTGCTGCTGAAGGTATGTCTGATACGGAGGAGCTTACTAAAAAAATAGAGGGGGGGAAGAGATATGAGTTGAGGCGTTTGGTACGTGAGGCTATCCTGTTTGTTCCCAGAAAGTTTTCTAAAACGACTAGTACGGCATCTCTGGCAGTAAATGAATTTCTGTTTGGTGATTCGAATGCCCAGGCTTATACTGCCGCAAATAGCTATAAACAGGCGAAGATTTGTTTTGAAGAGATAGGCAAGATTGTCAAGCAACTAGATCCGCGTCGGAAATACTTTAAGTCAACGCGGGAAACTTTGCATTGGAAGCCTAATAAATTCGGTCGGGAGGCTTTTGTTGAGTGTCTTACGGGGGGAGGAGATACAAAAGACGGATTGAACGCTTCTTTGGTGATTTTTGATGAATACGCACAAGCCAAATATGTTCGGGATCATTCTGACGGTGCAGAGCTTCTACAAGTACTAACCTCCTCTATGGGTACAAGACGTGAACCATTGACAATGATAATAACTACTGCCTCCCGTGTAGAGGATGGTCCGTTTTCTCGGGAGTTGGAAAACGCAAAAAGAATATTAGAGGGTGAATATTCGGATGATTCTCAATTTGCTTCCTTGTTTATGCCTGATGCTTGGGAGATGTGTGACGAAGAAATGGGGAAACCGGAAGTTTGGAAAAAATGTAATCCTCATATCGGTATAACGGTCCAGGAAAGTTACTACAAACAAAGATGGGATAAGGCTCAACATGATGCGGAGGCTATGATTGAATTTAAAACCAAGCTATTGAACATTTTTGTATCCGGAGGAGTAAAGGATTGGATACCGCAAAGTCTGGCACGGTCTTTAATGACAAATTTCAGTGTAGAAGACATACAGGGGAGGCCGGAAGCTATGGCTGCATTGGACTTGTCAGTAAGTGATGACTTTTCGGCTGTGGTATACAATATCTATAGCCGCGCACAGCGCAAGTTTTATCTTTGGATGGATTGCTATATTCCGGAAGAAACATTAAAGAATCATCCGAATAAAGAATTGTATAGAGTTTGGGTAAATGCCGGCTATATGAAAGTATGTCCGGGAGCGGTTATAAGCGACAGTGTGATTGTTGAGGACGTGTTGAGACGTAATCAGAAGCTTACTATCCTTCAGATAGGTTATGATGCTTACAAATCGCAGGAGGTAGTAAATGCTTTGGCTGCTGCAATAATGTCCTATGGAACCAAGCCGGAAAAGATTCTACGGGCTGTGCCTCAAACTTACGGTGCTTTTACCTCACCAGTAGAAACTTTTGAAATGGCCGCAAAGAGTAGACCGGCAAAAGTTGCGATGTCTATGAATCCTATACTTCCGTATTGTTTTGGAAATTGTTATCTTGACGAAGATCGTATGTGCAACAAAAAGCCTCTTAAAAGAAAGGAAAATCTAAAGATAGACGGTGCTATCGCCTCTTTGATGACGTTCTGGCTTTATAACAACTATGACAATAGGTAGCCTAAATCTCGTATTGGACTGTATTATGTAACAGTTTAATATGATGAAATATAATTTATTAAATCTATTCAAGAGAGAGGCTCCCGCTGGGAATTCGAGTGAAAACAAGAGCTTTTCCGGTGGTGATTATAAGCAAAATGTAGTATACGTAAGCAGCGCGGAAATGGCAATGAAGATAGCGGCTGTTTTCCGTGCTGTGAATCTGATTTCTTCGTCTGTTGCTTCGTTAACGCTGCAATATAAGAGAAAAGATCGTGTAGGAGATTTTTTTAAACTATACGATGATAAAGACGGGAAGCTACTTAATTATCTGTTGAGTGTCCGCCCTAATGAACGAATGAATTCGTTTGTTATGATGAAGAATGCTGTAGCAATGATTCTTTTGCAGGGAAATGCTTATATATATCCCAGGAAAAACAGATTTAATGGCGTTGAAAAGATGTATTTATGCACTCCTGGGTCTGTGTCTTACGATATGTATCGTAATGTGTATACAATCAATGATGTAGTCAATCAGATATATGAGACGGTAGATGCCGATGATATGATTCACCTGAAGAATGTAAGTAGGGATGGTGGATATACGGGTGTATCTACGATAACTTATGCCGCCACGACGTTAAATATTGCAGCTACAGCCGACAATGAAACCTTGAAAAGATTTGCTACCGGTGGGCGATTCAAGGCTATTTTGCAAAATGATGTATCCGTTAAGGGCTGGGGAGAATATCAGGACAAGCAAATGGAGGGAATGGGTGATGATATTCAAGATGCATTGAACCGCGGTGATGATATTCTGAAAATTAGAGGAGATGGAACGCTGACGCCTATTAGTATGAGTTCGGCAGACATGCAGTTTCTTGAAAGCAAGAAATTCACTCTTCGTGAAATAGCCCGTTTCTTTAACGTTCCTCCTTCTAAATTGATGGACGATAGCAACGCTAACTACAAGAGTGTGGAAGTTAGCAATATTGCTTTCTATACCGAGGCATTACAGCCTATTGTCACAGAGATTGAGCGGGAATTTACAGCAAAACTATTGACCGTAGATAATTATCAGGACTACAAGTTTAAATATGATTTGAGCAGTTTGTATGCATTGGATCTGGATAGTAAGGCCAAATGGGATAAAGCCCGCTTGGATAATGGACAGGCGAGTGTAAATGATTTGCGTAGAGAAAGCGACAAACGTCCGGTAGATAAAGGAGATGATGTTTATTTAAGCGTGAACCTGGCTCCTTTAGGAAGTGCAAAACTAAGCGGAGAATCATCCGAAACTTCAATTAATAATAAATCAATCGACAATAAGGAAGAAGAGCTATGAAAACAAATCAGATCATGATTCGCCGAATGGGTGATTTTAAAGTAATTCAAAGAACGAAAGATGCATTTTTCAATGCTACTGATTTATTAAAACAGTGGAATCAATTAAAAGGAATGAAGAAAGAAGTTAATGACTACTTCGATTTGTCTTCTACTAAAGAATTCGTTTACACTATAATGGAGAGGGAAAATTATGATACGGGTAATTACCCCTATCATAAATCAAGGGCAAATAAGGGTGATAATGCGGGCACATGGATGCATCCACTGCTTTTTATTGATTTTGCAATGTGGATAAATCCCTCATTTAAATATGACGTTCTCAAATTTGTATATGATGAAATGATAAAATTCCGCAACCTTGCCGGTGATGCATATCCGTCCATGTGTAAAGCTGTCAACTCTATTTTACCTGATGATCTATTCAAGCAAAAAATTAAAGATTTGGCTAAATCTCTTAATATCATAGTCTATGGCAAGCATGAATCAGAAATGCGTAATAAGATCGGGGATGAGGCTAAAATTCGTGAATTGTATGAACTGGAGTCGCAGATAGCTCAATGGATAAACTTGGGTTTGGTTATTAACTATGACCAACTCAAATCTGCGTTATATAGACTTTATTACCAAAAGCATCCTGTAATGCTCCCTATCTAAAAAGGAGGAAGAAAATGTCTGAATTAAGAGTAGTAACATTAGATGAATTGAAAGCCCAGATGCGGGTTGATTTCGAAGATGAGGATGATATAATAACATTGTACGGTTCTGCTGCTGAAGATGCTATAATCGAAGGCACGCACCGGACTTTGGATGAGTTGAAACGTATGGGTTATGCAGAAAAGAATGGGGGATCACAGGAGGGAGAACTGTTCCCTGATCGATTAAAGTTAGCCATTCTCATACTTGCGGCACATAATTACAGGAATAGAGAACCCGTAGCCTCTGTCGCTCAAAACTCTGTCCCGTATTCCTTGGAAGTTTATTGTAAACCATATCGTAAACTAACGGATAGGGAGGTTTGATATGCTAAGATCAGGTAGTTTAACCGAACGTGTGGGAATTTTGGTCCCTATGGTTGATAGAGGGAAGTTTGGCGAACAGGAAGTAACTTTTTCAAAAGAAAAGACCGTTTGGGCGAATGTTGTCTACCAGAAGGGTGTCCAGGCGTTAACCTCCGGTGAAGTATGGATGTCAGGAAGCATAAGCGTTACCATGAGGAACAATCCTTTGATTAATGACCGTTGCCGTCTGGAGTGGGACGGACGGGTTTATGCTATAGAAAGTTTCAACAGGAGCAAAGTGGATGGTAGCATATCAATAGTCTGTAATGTGATTGACGAAGGAAGTAGTGTTGAGAGCGGGTAACCTAAAAAGGGATAAAGAAAGTATTGTAGAAAGAGTAATAATCAGCATCTTCTATAGAAGGAATCTCTGATAGGATGACTTCTATATGGAATGCATCTTCTAAGATAGCACCTATTGAACTGTTTGTAAGTTATGGAAGAAAGAAAAAGAGAAATAAGAAGTGCGCAAGGTGGACATTTCCAGCCGCATTTACGGGAAGCCCTGGAAGGTGAAGGAAGTGGGCGTACAATTGAAGGTTATGCGATTGTGTTTGGTGTTGAAAGCCGAATGTTAGTGGATTATTGGGACGATTATCGTGAAATTATAGAGCCGGGTGCAATAACCGAACAGGAGCTTGCGCAAATGGATATTAAAATGACGATGTGGCATAATCGTGAAAAGTTGCTTGCCCGAAGTAATAAAGGGGTTGGCACATTAAAATTATCCGTTGATGATATTGGCGTAAAATATGAATTTGAGGCACCCAACACGTCTGATGGAAATAATGCGCTGGAATTGGTGAAGCGTGGGGATATGGGCGGAAGCTCCTTTACTTATTGGAGCGATGAATCTTCCGCGGTCAATTACACCAAGAATGAAGATGATGTTCTGATCCGTCATGTGAAGAAGATTGGAATGGTATACGAAATGACAATTGCATCTGATCCTGCGTACACGCAAACTAGTGTGACCGCTAGAGAAATAGAGCGATCCGGCTTAAAAATAAGTAATGAGGATGAGGCTAAACGTGCGGAAGAGATAAGTAAGCGCGAGCAGGCAATACGAGAAGTTAGACAAAGAAGTAAACAACGTTTTTTTAATTAGGAAAATATGAGTAAGGACAAAAAAGTAAGTGTACAGCAGTACATTAAAAGAAGAGAAGAGATTGTAGTTCGCATGAATGAGATTGCGGACGCTGCGGAAAATGAGAACAAGCGGGAATTCACCGATCCGGAGAAAGAGGAGCTGAAGGTTCTTGAACGTGAAATGAATGTGCTTGATGTGAGAATTGCATCCGCTGAAAAGACGGGATATGTCGTAGTGACAAGCCGTGAAGCAGCTTTCGACGCATTCTTAAGAGAGCATGTTAAATCTCCTCAAAATATCCAGTTAAAGCGCGAGTATACCGGAATGATGGTTGCCGGTGCAGAACCGTTGATCCCGCTGACAATCAACGACATCTTGCCTCCGCTGGAAGAAGGATTGATTTTAAATAAAGTCGGCCTTCCTTTGATGACCGGTCTTTCCGGTGACTATTTATGGCCTACTGTTGGGTCTATTGAGGCGGAAGTAGCCGGAGAAGGTGTTGAACTGACTGACAAAAAGGTAGATTTTGGAAAAATCAAACCGGAGCCGGTTCGTGTGGGTGTGACTGTCAAGATGACTAACCAGACCATCATGCAGACAGACGGTGTTGCTTATGAGGTGGTAAGACAGCAATTGCCCCAGGCTATGGCTCGTACGCTTAACAAGTTTATGTTTACCACATCAACGACTGTTTCTCATAAGTTGGTTGGTCCGTTCGCTGCAATTGCCAAGACATCACCGGTTGCGGTTGGTACATTGACAACAAAGGCAAAGAGAAAGGCCGCTAATTATATTGCATTTGACGGTGCGATTCCGACTTACAAAGAATTAATCCTAATGCGTGCCTTAGCTCTTTTGAAGGGTATTGAAGGTCTGAATCCGTGTTATGTCATGGATGAGTATACAAAAGGTGAATTGGAATCAACAGAACGTACTCCGGGAAGCGGAAGAATGATTGTTGAAAACGGAGCTATTGCCGGTGTTCCTATCTTCACGACTAACTACATTAATGACGATACGAATACCTATGTAGGTTTCGGGTACTGGGGATATGAACCATTGCAGGGATTCGGGCAGCAGCGTTTCATTATTGACCCGTATACAGGCGCAACAAGCGACTCCGTCCGTTTGACGTTAAATGCGGACTGGTCTATGACTACATTACGTCCGGAAGCATTTGTTCTCGGCAAGTGTGCAGCCGAGTAATATTTGCCATCCTTTCTTTTATTAAAACTTATGGTATGCGGGCGGAAATAAACATCCGCCCGTTTTAATTTAAAACTGAACGCAATGGCAAATTTGATAACACGTTTGATAATGGATGCAACCCAATATAACGGAGGGTTACAGAAGGCGCAAAAAGGATTAGACAAATTTATTGATAAAAACGTATCAATGAATAATGTAATGTCTAAGGCTGCGGGAGCTATAACCAAAGTGGCAGGTGCGGCAGGAATTGCTATGGGAGGGCTTGAAGCAATGAATAAAATATTGCATTCTTCTCAAGAACTAGGGGATGAGTGGGATAATACCATAAATGCTTGCAAATCAACTGTTGATGCTTTCTTTCAGTCTATAGCTACGGGAAATTGGGATGCTTTTAATGGTGGGCTTATACGCACGATTGCCAATATGAAGGAGTTATCTGCATTGAGGGATAGCCTTGAAGATGCCAAATTATCAATGGGGTTTAATACGCGTACGTTTGAACGCGAATTTGCTCGTCTGGAGGGGATAATAGACGATCAGACTAAAACAAAAACAGAGCGTGTGTCGGCATATAATGAGTTGCGAACATTGATAGATAATTTTCAAAGGGATGTTACAGATACCCAAAAAGGTACAGAAAAAACACTGCTTAAATCATTATCAGCAAGATTTGGAAGAAGCGATTGGACATTGGAAGATATTAATAAATACATTTCAATCAGCAATAATGATTTCTCGACTAGAGCAGAAAAGAAAGCATTGACAGCCTATCAAAAGAGATTAGAAGAATTGAAAAAAAAGCAATACTATGCACAAACAATTGGTGGTGGTGTGATGAGTGGTTCTGTTCAAATGGTTGAAGATAAAGCAATAACTAGACAAATTGAATTATTTAAAGCGCAAAACGCAGAGCTTGAAAAGCAAAATATCTTGAGTAATGACAATGATGAGGCTAGAAGACAAATGATATCCGACTATGAGTATACCGTGGAACTTCAACAAAGAGGTTATGAATATCAAAAACGCTCTTTAGAAAAACAGAATACAGTTTTAGGTTTGAATAAAAGTAGTGGTACTAGTAAAACTATAGCCCCGATCTTCAACAATGAACAGCTAAACGAAGAGATAAAAACCGCAATCTCCGGCAAAGACGCACTTAGTCAAACGGTGTTGGATGCAATAAGTACCGGCAAAACTCTTCCCGTCCTGTCACAACCAATCCAGGCCACAATGATAAACAGTGAGGATGAAAAGGCAGAGGGTGAAGATCCTATAGAGGCCATCCGTTCTAAAATGGATATGTACACGCTTGCGAAAAATAAGATTCAGGAGTATACCGGCATGTTATCTGTCGCAAACGAGGAAGAGAAAAAATACCTGAATGAGCAGATAACCATCTGGAAACAGTATGCAAACGAGCTGGACGGTGTTTCAGAAAAGAAAGAACAGTTGGATAAAATGACGCAAGGATTGGAAGGTATTGGAACCGCTTTAGGGAAAATAGGCAATCTTTCTGATAGTACATTTGGGGCTATGCTTAACTATCTCGGAGGTGTTACCAGTGCAGTAGCTGCTGCTATTCCAGCCATAGAAGCAATGACGGCTGCTAAAAACCAAGAAGCTAACGCCAATACAAAAGCAGCCGCCTCCGGTGCTGCTTCGTCCGTTGCCAGTATTCCCTTTGTTGGTGCTATAATGGCCGTAGCTGCCGTAGCTTCCGTTATTGCGGCTATTATGAGTATTCCAAGTTTTGCGGAAGGTGGTGTAATTGGAGGTAATAATTACATGGATGGTATAACTGCCCGCGTAAGTAGCGGAGAAATGATTATGAATGAAGCGGATCAGAAAAAACTCTATAATGCCATTCATTCCGGAAATCTGGGAGGTGGTGGCAGTAAAACGGTAGTAACCGGTGAACAGATCGTGACCGTAATCAACAACTACGGTAAGAGAACCGGCAAAGGGGTAATTTTAAAGGGTTGATGGTATGGCAGGAAAAGAAGCAGGTTACATAATTAAGACTCCTGTTGTAATAACGGATGCCAGAGGTGCACTTGGTCTATTGCGTGGATTGAGTTATGACGAAATAATAAGAAAAAAAGATCTGAAAAAATATATTCGCCAAAGCTTGAATCAGGCAAAAAGGGAGGTTCAAAATGCAGCAAAGAGAAATTTGCCAAATGACCCGCGCAAATCCTATCAAGGTGTTAAGGTTGGCATCTATAAAAAGACTTTAGGCGGTAACGTATCTCTTTATAATCAGCGTTCAACTGGGAAGACAAGCTCTTATGAGCCTTCAAGAGGTGGAAGGAGCGGAATATTGAGAAACCGGAAGAGAAGCACAAGAACTATACAGGTAGATTCTTATTATGGCCGTGACCGGTCGTTTATTTTACGCATGCATAATCAAGGAACAGGTAACCGTATGGCATTTACGAGAACGAGGGGAAAGACCGGAAAGACGGCTAATCGCGGGTCGTTACGTGCGCTAAATTTCTTTTCAGTAGCAGACTCGGCAGTAAGAAGATCTGCTGATACTTTATCGCAAAAGTTAGAGCAAGCTATAACGGAAGCCGGTTATGGAAAGTAACCTAAAAACGCTGAACGAAGGTAATATAAAAAAAGCATGAGTTTATTAGTTGGTATTCATATAAACAGTGTATTGTCAAAAGATGATAAACTGACAAAAGAAGTAGATAATCGGATTTATCCTCTTGTCATTCCGGAAGGTGCTCCGAAATATCCATTTATAGTATTCGGGAGTGCCGGAATAACCCCTACCGATACGAAGGATGGGAGCTGTGAGGACAACGTGAGTATATCTGTTGTCGTAATCGCAAAGACATATTTTTCAGCGATACAGATTGCGCAAATAGTCCGTTATGATCTGGAAGGCGTATCAGGTAAATATGAAGAATTCGAAGTGACGGACTGTGTTTTGTCCGGGAGTTCGGAGAATTACCTTCAGGAAATAGATGCATTCAGTATTGAATTGTATTTTAATATAAAAACGGTAGATTATTAACTTAAATAAAGATTGATATGGCAAAAGCTAAAAGTTTAAATGGAAAAGATCTGATGCTGTGGATTAACGGCAAAGTCGTAGCATTGTCAACGAGCTGTAAAATTAGTTTGGCCGCTAACACAGTGGATAGTGCAACTAAAGACGATGGCTTCTGGGATGCTGCCGAGATTGGCAACATGAACTGGAGTGCTACCAATGAATCGGTAGACAGTGCGGATAAAGATCGCACTAATGATTATGTATATGATATGCTATTTGATTTGTTTGTTGCAGGAAATCCATTGGATATTACTGTCGGATTCCCAACCAACGCAAGTAATGACGGGCTTCCGGAGAATGGGTGGACGATACCTACCAAAGGAATGTATCAGGGGAAGGCGCATATTACAGCACTTGATAGAGATGCGACAAAAGGAAGTAACGCCAGTGTATCGATATCTTTGACCGGATATGGTGCATTGAAAAAAGTCGCTGCTGAATGAAAATAAAAATCGGAGACAAAGAATACGAGTTCTCATTTGATAGTATATGGGGACCGATGTATACATACGAAGTGATCGCAGGAAAGAAACTGCCTTTCGATCCCCGAAAAACTTTGTGTATACACATCATGTATTACTGTATCTTGCTTCGGGCTAATAAAGATTTTACTCTTTCTTTTGAGGATTTCATGTTATCGCTAAATAATATAAGCTTGGTTAACGCCATGAGTGAATATTACGCAAAGCGCATGGAAGCTTTAACCGGAGAAGCGGAGGATGAAAGCGAAAAAAAAAAGAAGAGAACCCGGAAGACTGTACGGTCAAAAGGCTAAACGCCCGTGAAGTATATCAGTTGATAGTCGGTGAGGGCGGTTGCTCTCCCGACTATTTTTTTAACCGTATGGGCGTGCCGGAAGCTAGGGATTATATAGTCGGTCTAAACAGACGTTATCGTCAGGACTGGGAGCGTACACGTATGCTAGCCCAGGTCTTTCATAAAGTTCAAACCGGTAAAGATTTAGATATTGAATTTCCATGGGAAATAGAGGATAAACCGGAAGTAACCGAAGAAGAGATAGAGGCTTTGCGTAAGAAGGCTAAAGTAATGGAAAACCTAATGAATAAAGGAAATGGCAAGAGCAATTCGTTGGCAGGTGAAGTTTAAGACGCTGAATGAGAAAGATGCGTTGATTGATATATATGAAAAGGACTGGACGGGCACGATTACCCAGCTGGAACCGGCTGTAAATCCGATTACAACAGAGGAGGATTCCGATGATGATTATCTAAAACCGGTCCGGACGCAAACCGGCTATTTACGTGTCATAGATAACGGTGATCTTGACGGTCTGATGCCGGAGGATAACAGTCAGCATTATGTAGAATTGCACATAGATGAAGAATTATGCTGGTGTGGATATATGCAGGCTGATACTTTCTCTGAAGATTGGGACATTACTCCATTGATAACAGAATTTCCTCTTATTTCTCCACTGGGTATACTGGAGGGAGTTTATTTGGATCAGGCAAAAGAAATGAGTCTTGTCAAACTGGGAGAACTATTGTTGGAGTGTATCGAGTCCACCGGTGTAGATTTTAATTACATCTATTTCCCGAAAGAGGTATGGTATAGTGAGAATGAGAGTGCGCAAACTCCTTTTAGTGTCACTCTTTCCCGCCAGACGTTTTTTGAGGATAATGGGTCTGATGATCGTGATGCGGAAGATTGGGAAAGATACGATGCTGATACATGTCTTTCTTTTCTTGAAGAGTTTTGTAGATTTTGGGGATGGACATTGCAGGAACGCCAAAAGACGCTCTACTTTATTGGAAAGTCGCAAGCTTACTATATCACTACGGTAGAGTATTTGAGAAATTTGGTTTATGGTGGAAATTTCTCTTACGGAGACCGGTCTATGGTTCTTGTTGCGTTTTCCTCCCTGTCTTTAGACGGTATCGATAATAAAAAGGAGATCCTACAAGGGGTAAATAAAGTTAAGATCACCTCAAAGATAAATGCAGTAGGTACGGTTGTTCCTTCCATTGATGAGGGATATATGAGTGTCATACATAACGGTACAGATAACTCTCATGTCTATGGAAAGGAATATAAAAGAGTAATTGCTTACGAAAGTCTTGATTTAAATGTGAGCATGTTGGTATATGGTTATAGCGAAAATCTTGGTGCGTATATAAGCCAAGATTATAATTATGCGAACATGAGTGCTGGTATAGGGGCAATGTATGTAAAAAGGGATATATATTCTTTGGATGAGTCTGAAAATAAGCGAAATTATAATTATAAAAGTGGAATATGGATAATTAACAGGCCGTATAAAACATCTAATTCCCCAGAACCGCCCCCTTTGCTTTTAGCAAGAACTATGCCGATATTGAAAATGCAGTCACCTAATGCTGCAAAATACAGTAGTGGTGCATTTGTTATTTCTGCGCAAGTATACGGCTATAACATGGCTGTGGGTGGTTCGTTATATGAGGATAACGGAGCGGGAGAGTTAGAAATTAAATTTAGAATAGGAGATAAATATTGGAATGGCAGTGCATGGGGAAGTAATGAAACTTGGTTTACGATTCAGTTAGGCAGCGAAAACGATAATTCAGTGCCAGGGAAAATATTAAGTACTAAAACTTTGGATCAGCCCTATAACGGAGCTGACGGGTATGTAATGTCGATAAATGAAGACTTGTCGGGAGTGGTGGAATTAACAATACATGCTACTACTTTTGGTAAAGTATCTGATCTTGTATACCGAAATCAGCAATTATATCTTGACAACTTGAAAGTAGATTATTATAAAGATGACAATGTCAGTGAAATAAGAAAGTCCAGCAATCAGGATAATGTGTACGTTTCTATCCTGAAAAGGCGTACTTCCGAGGAGAAAGAAATAGAGTTAAAGATAGCAAGTAATAATAACAATCCTGCCGCATACAATACATTATCCGGAGCCGGAAGAGATGTGGGACCTCTGTATTTTATAGAGGAGGGTGCGAGTATGCTGGCAGAAGAGCGTCTTTTGGGTATACTAAAACAGGTTTACGGAAGAACTACAGAGAAGCTTAATATAACGGTTGAACGAAGTGAATTAACTCCGATGGCAAGGCTTACGAGAGACGGAAGGAATTATCGCGTTCTTTCAGAAAAAATAGAATGGGCTGACGATTCAGAGGAGATAATGATTGAAAATATACCTGATTAATATGGCAAAGATAAAAGGAAACGATCTGATATTGTTCATACGGAAGGAAGAGGAATATAAGGCTCTTGCTTATTCAACAACATGCGAGATCGACATACAGGCTGACACTATAGAAGTCGGTAGTCCTGATACCGGCCAATGGACGAAAAAGAAAAAGAAAAGAAAGAACTGGCGGGCATCGAGCGGTTATTTGATTAGTGATTCAGTGGATGCAATTGATGTTTTCAAGACGCTTGTCGGAAATGAATCTATTTCTTTGATGATCGGAACAGTGGAGCCTCATGCGTTATCTGTAAGTGCTGATGAATATGTAACAGATGAGCGATTAACAATAAAGGGTGATGGTATAATTACCCGAATGACGATTACGGGCAAGAGGGGTGATTTTGTAACAATGTCGATAGATATTGAGGGATCAGGAGCTTTGGATATAAAGATAAAGGAATGGATTATAATTTCTCCTGAATCTATTCAGGCTTCCCCATTGACGTCTTCTTATAAAGTGGAGGTAAAGTCGAATACAAGATGGTCGTTTACAGTCGTGAAAGGTTCGGACTTTATTAGTTATGAAGGAAAAAATCAAGGAAAGGGAAATGGAGATGCTGTATTTAAAATTGGCACTAATGTATCTGGACAAACTAGAACTGGAATTGTACAGTTTATAACAGAAAATAAGGAAGGGGTAATGCTTAAGATAAATCAAGAAAGCGTAACTCCCTCTGTCACCATCGACCAAGACGCCTTATCTGTCATCCGACAAGGCGGAAACTATACTATTCACGTAGTCGCCAATACAGACTGGCAGATTGATTATCACCCAAGCTGGGTCACTTTATCCCAGGAAAGTGGAGGAGCCGGAGAATTTGATATAACGATAACAGTCTCCCCGAATACCACAAGTGAATCCAGAGAGGATGATATAGGTTTTGTAACAGTGGTAGAAGGCGGAGAAGGAGCTAACTGTGTTGTTACCCAGACAGCCGAAGGAGACTTTATTATGGTATCTCCGAATAGCGTTGAATTTGACGGAGAAGGAAGTAGTGCATCTGTACAAGTGACCTCTAGTACAGAATGGTCAGCGTCTGAAAAGCCCGATTGGATTTCTCTTGATAACTATCAAGGTCCTTCCGGAACTATGACTGTTATGGCGTCGGCTTCGGAAAATAACACAGGTGAATCTCGTTCTGGATATGTAGCGTTTTACGCTAATGGGAATGTAGCCTCATTTAACGTGATGCAATCGGCTGTAGATTCTACTCCCTATGTGCGCCCGACTTCTAACTACGTATTCTTTAATACAAACAACGAAGGCAGCCAATTACTAGAATTGGATACCAACGTAGATATAGCGGATATTCTTGTTCAATCTTTAGCCGTTGATTGGGTCACCTGTTCTTTGCAAAAATCTGACGGGAAAATATACATCAAGATAGATGTGTTGTACAGTTCGGAAGAAGATCCTCGTGCTGGATTAATTGCTTTGCAATTAGCGGATGAAACAACGAGAGGTCATATCATCACTGTAGGCCAGATGGGAACATATTACGATGTTATAACATATAGCACGTTAATTCATATAGGACCGACACCTACTATTGTACCAGAAAACGATATTCCAAGATCGTACACTCAAATGCGCTATTATGTCATTTGTGATAGTAGCTGGGTTGTGACAGATCAAGCATCATTTACGCAAATGGATGTATCAGCCGGAGGAACAGACGGAGAAGCTACTATGACAGAAGTATACTTGACCGTGAATGCCAATGAGAGTAATATGGATAGAGTTGGCGATATAGTGATGGTGGATTCACACTCTACCGAAGTAGCGATGTCTCTTACGCAAAAAAGCACCGGCTCGTGGATCGGCTTATCAGGAGGAAATTTTAGACCGATAACAAATGAGAAACAGCATGTTACAATAATTTGCCCTTCTAACCTGTCAGAGGCTCAAATAGCTGATGTGTCATACGAGATATTGGATAATGGTGGTGATTGGATTGGATTTACTAATAATAACATAACCGGAACACAATTCTCTTATATTTTCACAGTACAGGCAAATGCAACAGGTGCAACGAGATTAGCGAGAATATTGATTAAGTATACTGATATTAATCCTATTGTCATAACAATATCACAACAAGCATAATTTGATTTAGTAACTTAAAAACGAATAATATGAAAAAGGTATTTTACGAAAGCTGGATTGCGAAACACCTTCTGTTCCCCGGCTATTCTACGATTACACTGTTCGCATGGGTATTTACCAAATGGCCTGAAGCATCAGTCCGCCAGTCTACGATTAATCATGAATGCGTCCATGCCCGGCAATGGACAGAGCTGACGATTGCTTCCGGCCTTCTTATTTGGGCGGGAATGCTGATATTTGGTTTCTCTGCATGGTGGTTGCTTCTCTCCTCTGTTATCTTCTACCTATGGTACGTTGTGGAGTGGGGTATTCGTGTGATAGTCGGATGCTTCTCCTCTCATGATGCTTACCGTATGGTATCATTTGAAAGAGAAGCCCGGTTAGCAGAAACGGATAGCAACTACCTAGAGAACAGTAAATATTTTGCATGGCTAAAATTCTTGTAGTATGAAAGAAGCAATAGTACATACCACAACCGGAGGATTTGCCGCAATAGCCACTGCATTTGTTGCCGAATCATTGCAAAATATGATTCCATGGCTGATTGTCTCATGTGCTGTAATCCTCTGTGATCTCCTATTCGGAGTAAGAAAAAGTATACTAATGGGTGAAAAGGTCAGATTCTCACGTGCGATCCGTGCTACTATGGGAAAGATGGTCACTTACTTTGCTTTCGTCTGCATGGTCTGCATGATTAGCGTGGCAAGCCACAATGAATATCCTATAGATGTGTATTCTTGCTTATTGGTATGTTTCATAGAGGGATGCTCGATAGTCGGGAATATACTGAAGCCAAAGGGGATTAACATCAATCTTATCGGGGCTTTGGGTGTGTTTGGTAAGAAGGTGTTTAAGGTTGATAAGGAAGATGTGAAGGATATAATCGAAAAAGAGGAAATACATGAATCAAATAAATAAAATCAGCGCATTAGCCAGTAAGCTTCTATCCAAGATTGGAATAGACGGCATGGCACATATTATAGTATGCCAGAACTTGATTATGTGGTTATCAAAGTTTTTTGGAATTGTGCCACTATGGGAAGCAATCATTATAACCGTCGTGATCTTCATCCTAAAGGAGGTATACGACAAGTACTGCAAGAAAACAGAGTTCTCAATTAAAGACATCATCTGTGATTGTGTGGGGCTGGCGTTGGGAGTATTAACATTGATATTATAGGAGGAAAGAATATGAAAAGAGAAGATATAGACTCAATCATCATTCACTGCTCGGCAACACGTGCCGGGCAAGACTTGCGAGCAAAGGACATTGACCGGATGCACCGGGCAAGGGGATTCAATCAGATCGGTTATAATTATGTAATCGACCTGGACGGAATGATCGAAGAGGGCAGACCGCTCACCGTTGACGGAGCACACTGTAACACAAAGGGCTTTTCCGGTAAATCGTATAACAAGCACTCGATCGGCATTTGTTATGTTGGCGGACTGGATGCAAATGGAAAGCCCGCAGACACTCGCACTCCGGCTCAAAAGGCTAGTTTGCGACAACTGATTGACAAGCTTTGCAAAGAGTATCCTATCATCGAGCTTCTCGGACATCGTGATACTTCACCCGACCTAGACGATTCAGGTGAGGTAGAACCGGCTGAATATATCAAGGCGTGTCCTTGTTTTGATGTGCGGGAAGAGTACCCGAATTTCTTACGAAATACAGTAATAACAGCAAAAAAATAGGAGGAACAATCATGGCAGATTTACAATTTACCCAAATAACGAGTCAGGATCTTTATGCATCAGAAATTGTTGTCAACAGCAATTTCAATATTCATTTAGACCGTGTTGCCGGATCAGAAATCAGAATCTATCAGAAAACCGGTAGTGAAACAGAATCAATGGATGAGAGGACAGCCGAAAGCCGAGGTTTTGACCCGGTATTCCTTCCGGGATATATTCAAAGTGATTCAGGGAAAATATTCGATTACGATTTTGACGCCTTGGTTTATCCGAAGGTGATTCGTATCGAAAGTTATACAGAAGTAACAAGTGGTATTCTAACGGAGGCTGAATGATGCTTAATAGAGTCTCATTAAACACAATAGGGCTTAACCGGATCGGATTGAACCGAATCGGTAAGCCTTCTCGTGCTTCGTCCGACCGTCCCTACATTGACCCGGAAGTCTTAGCCTCCTTGAAAGCTGTCTGCATCTGCTACGGTAAGAGCAACGACGATCCGGACAGGGCTGTTGTCAAGAACTTGGTGGACCCTGACAATCCGTTTGTGATTAGTAACGCAGCTTACACCGAAGGAAGTGGCTACGCAGATAAAGGTAGTCCTTACTATGGCGCATTCGTCACCGACGGAATCGACGACCTGATTACTTCCACCAAATCAGTAACAGAAATGTTAGATGGCAGTAATGAGATTACGGTGGTGAGTATGATTCATCAGATAGGACTTATCCAAGTCTATGGATTAGCGCTAACTAATTATATTAGAAATAATGGAGGGTATTTAAGAAGTGCTGTTAATTCTGTGGGTAAAACAGGAATATACGGATATACTGCTAATAATCTAAATCAAAGTATTAAAGATAGGGTAAAGGTTATCAATACAATATTAGGAGATAAAAAAGATTATACGGCTACTATATCCGATTCTTATGTATTAGACGATTCATTATTCCAAGTTCAAAATTATGTTCATGATGGTATAATAGCAGGCGACGGTTCTCGACTCGCTTGGTACTGGACAATCATCGCCAACAAGGTACTGACTACCGACCAAATCAACCAAGTAATCGCCTACTTCAACTTGGATAGAACTCTTAACCCTGATATACTGTGTAATACTATCAAGCAGGGAATCACCAACGAGAATCACGCAGAGTTTGGCGATAAGCTGATTGACTTTTCAGGCAACGGTAGGGATATACAGTTGAACAATATTGCATGGGATGGAGATAGTGGTATAGGTAAATATAATTATCCTAACTGGAAAGTTAATGTTACACAAGGGAATAAATACGCTCGTATTGTTTATTATGATTCTATCAATGGTACTTATTCGGCTGACTTTAAAGGAATAACA